TTTTCATAGCGCAACCTCCGCCACCGCCGCCAGCTCCAGCGCCTGCGTTAATGTTGTTAGTGGTAACACAACCTCCACCGCCGCCGCCTCCACCTATGCAATAGACTTGAACAAAAGTTGTTCCTGCAGTAGGAGTGTAGGTTGATGTAGATGTAATTACTATTGTATCGTGAGCAGCAACACCGCCTCCACCAAAACCATTGGCCGTGCCATTATTAGATATGGTTGCACCTGCAGGTATAGTGAACGTATCACCACTGTCACCTAAAGTGACATCAGTTCCGCTTTCGGGTGATATTTTATTTACTTTTAATTCGCTACTCATTTAGGGTATTTATCCTTCACTGCTTTTATTTTTGCTGCCATGTCTGAACTAAAAGCACCTGCTTTATACAAATCATCTAACTGATCACCCATGGGCGGGTATTCCGCTGCTCTTTTAATTTTATATTCATCAGGATCAGTCCACGCTTCAACATTTGTCCAATTAATAGTAATTTGATTACCTGAATCATCAAGTGCAACTATATCTGTTTTGTCATTACCGTTAATAGTCACAGCACCACTATGAATTGCTCTGATTGCTTTGTGTAAATTTGCCATTAGTTTAATATCTCCATCGCTGTTATTGTTGAAACTAAAGAATTATTATCACTTGAGCCTGTTCTATTAATATACCAAGTTCCACCCTCTGCTTTTACTGAAATCTTATAAGTAAGAGTGCTTGTTGATGAAGGACTATCTAAAAAATTCATAGCAAACTTTTTAGACTCATCACTTCCAGAGTTTCTTCTCATATTGTCAAATCCTATATTACTCGCAGAACCATTAGTTCCTTTACAAATTTCTGTGGTATCTCTAAATAATTTCATAGCACCTCCAGCGGTTGTACTAGACTCAGATACATTTCCGTCTACTAATATTAAAACTTTTGAGGAAGTTGCTGAGGGAGTAATAGAAACAGCGAGTCCTAATACCTCAGTAGTAGAAGTAGATGAAGTTGAAAAACCATCTGTTTTTGTTTTTGAAACTACTTGTGCCACTTTACCTCCGCCAAATCCTGTAGCAGTTCCACTGTTAGTGATCGTTGCTCCTGCGGGAATTGTAAATGTGTCTCCGCTATCTCCAAAAGTAAAAGCTGTGCCTGAAGAAGGAGATATTTTGTTTGTTTTTAATTCATCAGTAGCAACAAGAGATGCACCTGTCGGCACTGTAAATGTGTCCCCACTGTCACCTAGGGTGACATCAGTTCCGCTTCTCGGAGATACTTTATTTACTTTTAATTCACTCATGTTATTAATTTAAATCCTGTAAAATCTGTTTTAGCTGATCCGCCAGCTATATCTGCTGATCCTCCATAATCTATAAAAGCAAAAACTTCAATGTAATCACTAACAGCTAGATTAAAAACTCCAGTAATATGCATGGTAATGTCTTGTCCCCCTGCAGGAGAACTACCGTTTCTAAGATCAATATTATTTGAAACTAATTCAGAACCGTTTTTATATAAATATATTCTATATTCGTCAATTCTGTTACTACCACTCCAATTAAGGTAAACTCTTGAGGTAAGAAAATATAAACCAGCTTGACCTGATGGAACTGTAAATCTGTAGTTTGTGGTGTTATCATATGCGCCTGCACTATCGTAGTCTTCAGTATCAAATTGAACTTTTGTTATACTAACATCACTTATAGATTGAGTAGAGTTTCTGTAAACTCTAAAGTTCGGAGTGTTTGTTCCACCAAAACCTGTTTGTGTTCCGTTGTTTGTAATTGTAACGCCACTAGGAATTGTGAACGTGTCACCACTATCACCAAAAGTAAATGCTGTTCCAGAAGCAGGGGATATCTTGTTTGTTTTTAATTCTGTTGCTACCGATTGTACAGCCGGTAAAGTAACCGTTGCGTCTGAGAAAACAACCGTATCTCCAACATCACCAACAGTTAGACTTGTTCCTGATTGAGGAGTTAATTTATCTACTTCAAGTTTTGACATCTATACCACCACCAAGTTTCCTGTTACTGTCACAGTCCCTGTTACTGAAACGGGGCCTGCTAATACTCCTGAATCAATTGTTTGATCATCAGAAATAGTTGAATTATGTGTGTTAATGTAAGTTGTAGCAGTCATGCCTGCTGAAGGTGTTTGTTTTGCAGGAAGACAACAAATCACTATTTTTGTCCCCGCGGAAAAATCTACTAAATTATCAGAGTTTGAGGAAGAAAAGACAGTTGTTCTTGAAAGAGTATCAGGACTAGAATCTGTAACTGTGCCCCTACCTACTTCAAATTCTGAGCCTGATATGCCAAATATAGAATAAAATGTTTCTTTACCATTTCCTACACCAGATACAAAAGTCTCGAAACCTGTTTCAGCACCCGCTAATTGAATGGTGCCCGTACCTGTCGAAGTGGTAGTTTCTTTCACGCGGTCATTTAATACAAAATCTGCCATTATCTAATTTATAACACTATCATGTCTCTCTGTCATCTACTTCTGTCCATGTGTTTGTAGCACTATCGTCTACTGCAGCCCATGAAAATGAGGCTGTATCACTGACAGGAGTCCATGTGTTTGTGACACTATCATCTACAGCATCCCAACCTCTAACGCCTACACTGTTTTGAACCATATTCACAATAACCCCCGCCGGAAAGACTGTAGTTTCAGCTTCCGCTGCAACTCCTGAATTATTGAAAGTAGAGTTTATTTGTATGCCTGTAAGTGAAACATCAACGTTTGGAAGAACTACACTCGCTTGAGTAGAAGTAATACCAATACCTGTTGGAAAAGTAGTAACGTCCCCTATAAATATTAAAGCGCCTTCTGTTGCGGTTACTCCAATACCGGTTGGAGTAACATTTACGCTCTTGGGTGATTGATTTCCAAAAGTACGATTTCCAAAAGTTGTAGCGCCAAAAAACATAGTAGCTTACCTCAGTATGCTACGTCAGTCTTAATATAGCACTTGAAGCATCGTTCGTTGGAAACTGAACAGTGAAAGTTCCTGATGTAGCTGTTTTATCAGATCCGAAATCTAATACCATAACCGCAGCGTTTGTGTTTGTTGTTGCTGAAGTATTTGCATTATATATCAAAGCACCCCTAGCAGTAATTGTTGCGCTTGTAAAACTAATATCACTAAAGTCTATAAAAGAAGTGTTGTTAGTTTTTGCGGCACCTGTATTTGTAAGGTCACCACCGCCTGCACTGTAAGTGCCAGAAGCAGCAACTTCTTGAGAAGTTGTGTACGCCGTTGTTGTATTACTTAAAGTTGCGGAACTTGTATATAAAGCTAATTTAAATAGATCGCCACCAGAGGATCGAAAGTCATGTTCGCCTTCTAACAACTCTTTTTTGAAGCTATCACATACCGCTTGTGTTATTGCCATTTTTATCTACCTCCGGGGCCAACTGATTTAAGAGGAATACGAAGGACCCCATCTGCATATTCATCTCTACGTTTTCTGCCCATCTGAGTTTGTGCTAAGTTTTGCACTGCTTGAGCATACTTCTGTTCGTATAATTGCACATCTTGAGGCGTTTTCAAGAAAGAAAAAGTCTCAGCCAAAGTGCCATAAATTAAAGTCTCTGGTGCGTTGGTTGATAACCAAGTCGTAGTATTTGTACTAGATAATCTGTCTGGTGTTTTGTTGTACCATAATTCTACTGTAAGTGCTGCATTTGGAGTAGGAGCAACGATCAAAGTATTATCATCCCAATTGGCATAATATTTTGGAGTGCCTGTATTGTTAGTTCGATCAACATTATATGTATCAATAAAAGTAGTATCTCTTTGTTCTAACCAAGTTCTATCAGCGTTACCATCTACTATTTGAACACCTCTTTCAAAAGCAAAATCATTGGGCACTGTGATAAAAGGATTACCTATAACAAGAGTCGAAGTAACAAATTTTCTAAATGCATCTAAATCAACTTCTCTTTGAATTCTGTTTTCAACGTTTACGATAAATACGTTGATAATAGAATCAGTTAAAACATCAGAGCTAACCTCTGAATAATTTCTTATGTTTGTTAATAATTCATTATAATTCATATTTTTGTAATAGATCCTCCCATACCTGAGTGGTTCGTGCAATAATAATATAGTGTCGGGGTCTCTGCAGTGACAGTTAATACAAGCGTTTTACTAAACGGAAAAGATGCAAAGCTAGCTATGTAAGAGGCTTGATCAACGAATGCATTATTAACTTGATAGGCTATATTCGTCGTGTAAGGACTTCCCCCACCGTGAGTGCCGTCTGGAGTTGTACTGAGTAACATTGGATGCCCATTTGAGCTTGAGTCACTAAACTGATACAAGTGAAGGTTTCCTTCTGTTATGAATACAGAACGTTGTTGTATACCATCTAAATAATAAGCATTACCTCCACCACCTGATTTTGGTGCCACAGTCATACTAAAACCTGTAAGAGTGTAATCCCGAACGCTTAGTGTACCAAGTGCCATACTTACAACGGTATCTTTGCTTATAGGTGCGGGTTGCATTCCCTCCGATTGAAAGGAACTAAAGTTAATGCCATCGGTTGGTGGAAAAGCCGTTGCATCTGCGATCTGACCTCTTGATATTCTCAAAGCCTCAGGATCAGCTAGTTGTTTTTTTGTTTGTTCTAATTGTGGATGTTTAGGTTCAAACTCTGAAGTATGAACAATCGAACCGTTCCATTCTTTCACCATTTCTTTATAGGGGAAAGCAGCACCAGACCGATCAGATATTCTTAAAGAATACTTACCACTTGCATATCTTGACATTAGGTACCTACGAAATAATTTTGTGGTGTTAAGAAAACACTATCTCTATTTCCATCTTGATCCGCTGCTCTTTTCCAAACATCTTCATATTCAAATTTTAAATCTGCCATACGTTCGGGGGCTCTTTTCATTGCAATATAGTATGCAAGTCCCGCTACCAAACAAGGGTAAAATCTAAAAGGTAAATCTGTTGTATTGGTGTAAGCTCCTGCGTCTTGTATTCTAGTCAACGCATTATACACAACTGTATATGCTTTATCCGCTGCAGGATAAAAAAACATTTTTGGATCAATCTGACCGTCAAAAAAGAATTGAGTAGGTCGTCCTGTTGTTGATTTAACAGGAGTATTTAAATATTCCGCTCTACTAATTTTATTAACAGTAAAATCGGTGGTTCCATCTCGAACAACAACATCTAGAACGTCGACAATGTCGGTAGCAAAATCATTAGTGTTGCTTTGATCATCGGCCGCAAGCGTTGCGGTTCTCTGCTTAATTGTCCAAATATTAATCCCACGGTTTGCCCATTCAGCAAACATTATATTGAGGACACGTCTTGAAGAAGTTAGATCATAGCCTGTACGAGTTTGTAAGCCACATCTCTCATACGCTTCTTCAATAGCATCATCAATGCTTAGATTAAAATCCGTTGTTCCAGATGTCGCCATTTTTACTTTTTCTTAGCCATTCCGCCGCCGCGCATCTTTTTAATCATTCCGCCGCCGCGTTTCTTTACAACGTTTTTCTTTTTCGCCATACCGCCGCCCATCATGCCCATTGCCATTCTCTTACGCTGAGGTATTTTTTTCTTGTTCATCATTTTTTGCTCCTTTTACAAAAAGTTTTTCATATGTTTGTTGTCGCGACTCTACGACTTCATCATAGTAGTCTTTGGGCCACTTTTTATAGTATCCCATGCGCTTTAATCTATCAGATGCTTCATATAATTGCGAGAACTTTTGTATCAACATCATGCTGTAGGTTACTTTACTTTCAGGCATTTCAATATCACCTTTAGGGTTTACCAAGAACTCTTGTTCTTCTTCGGTAGCTGGGTTATACGGGTGAAATCCCATGAAAAAAATGTCTTTTTTGTTCCATTTATCATTGAAAGAATCTATCTCTTTTTGAAAACGATTGAGACTAAATTCCATAAAATAAGGATCACAGAAAATTAGTATCTCTTTTTTCTTAAAATCTAGTTTTTTTAATAATTTGTTCAATTGACGACGATACCCGATATCTGGCTGACGGATCTCGATCCAAACTTTACCGTCTTTCCAAGCTTGTCTAGCGTAGGGGCAAGCAGGCATTTTGTTTAAATGAACGTTGGGTACTTCAAGATATTCTTTTGACCATGTATACACATCTTCAAATATGAGCTTCGCATGAGGGTCCATTTTCTTAGCTTCCTTTCTTAAACGTTGATTCAATTAGAACGAATCTTTTTCTTTTTCTTCTTCTTTTTTACTCTTTTTTTAAATGAAGGTTTAGAGATTTGCTGCGACATTTGCGCACGACTAATAGCCATTAATACTCCACTGTTTTAATTAGGAACTCTTCAATCCACATTATTTTATCGTCCATTTGAAGAATTCTTTCTTTTATAATAGCTATGTCTTGTTGCATTTTTGCAACACTATCTGCCTTTTCTTCGACTGCATTAAGTCTCTCTGACCACATACCCCATGTCATAGCAATAGTTCCCGCTAAAACCAAATATGGTAGAGCTGTTTTGATGTCTAGTTTCATTTTGATTTTGCACTCATGTTGTTTAAAGGATTATTTAATGCCTTATTTATAGACAAGTTTAACTCATCTTCAATGATTTTCAACTCATCAAATATTTCTCTTGTGTCTTCTTTTTGTCTGTCTTCTATGTCGTTAACAATTTCCGTAACGTGACGAATATCATTTCCCATACTGCGTAAATCTGTCTTCATGTCGTTCTTCAAATCTTTTGCAACGTCGGCCACTAAGGTAATTTCGTCCAAGATCATGTCTAATTCTGATTTAATTACAGCAATTTGTTCGTCATAATGAGAAAGATCCGGCGCAGTATACTCTAAAACCTGTTGTTTCATCGTGAGATAATCATCGTAAAATTTATAACCAGACCACCCTCCGCCGACAATGGCTCCTATTAAGGATAATATAATGAAGAATTTACCTCCACTAAACTTCATTCCTTGATACTCAATACTGGGCATTAATCATGTCCTCCATGGTTACATCTTGTGCTAAGTCAAATAGCATACCATACTGATCTTCTATTGTAACGGATAAATAGTCATTAATGTTTGAATCAGTCAATGTTTTTAGTGCATAGTTATTAAACTGTTGTGTATCTGCTAACTGAGTCATCACTGCTAATTTAATATTATTAAGAGCTATCTGATCACCCATGTCAGCTACCTTTGCCATAATTTTTTGAGCAACTCGTTCTTTAGTTTCTGTCGGCTTG